CAGTATTAATGAATCTTTTGGAACTGCAGGAGCTAATGGAAGAGTAGTTGCATCAAAGCTGTCAGAGTACCCTGATATCGTAAGAACAGCACTTGTTGTCGTTGAATTAGAAGCAGATGTTGTTTGTCTTACGACTACAGAATCCCCATTATAAACAGTACCCGGCAAAGAAGTCCATATACCCCCATTTATTTGATATTGACCTCCTGTTATGGTTATAGCACTCCCAATATTATTACCTCCTATCAATATCATGTTAGACATAACAGTCGTAGATAAAGGCTGCCCTGTAAGATCAACAAAAGTGAAAGGATATACATTTGAATTACCCGCAGTAATTACACCGCATTGTCTTTTAATAATAGTAACTCCATTCACTACAAATGAAAAGGTAAAAGAATCAGCTCCTGTTGCATCAGTATTGGGAGTATACACCCATTGTCCACCTGTAAAATTAATTGCCCCTTTAGTCGGAGCTGTTACAATAGTGATATCCGATTGAACAATATTATAATCATCTTCATATACAAATGAACTAGGTGTAATAGGAACCTGTATAACACCATCTGAAAGTGCTTGAGTAGAAAATACAGCCTGATCAGTATAATTGTCCCAATAAGCGATAGTATCTCTTCCTTGCTGCTTATTTAAATGAATGGTACGTTTAAAAAACTTACTTAATTTCCTTGGGATGTCTCTTAACCCATCAAATCCTTCACGCATCGGAACAGAGTTATTTGGATCTTGAAAATATATAGTTCCATTAGGAGATTCACAGTAACACTCTGAAGCATTACCCATACCATATGTACCTGTTTGACTATATCTAACTTTATTAAATAACTTGTCAGATAAGAATGCTTGATTTTGTCCAGCCTGATCCTCAACAATAGTAGAAAATACCGGTATATGACAAACATTTATTTCTTGGATACATACTACATAATTACCACGCTGTCTTAATTTTCTAATCCATCCGTAATTACTAGATGTTTCCCCGTCACCTTCACCAAATAATCGTTCTGCATAAAATCTGTTCAATAAACTTACTTTTGAATCAATAACATATTTATCAGAATATCTGATTGAAGCTTTTCTTACTTTAATTCCATCTCGCTCATTATATAAAAACCCTCTACCATAAGAGGTATACTTAGATTCATATAAATCACTGAAATTAAAGTCTTCGACTAAGTATGTCGTATAATCAACTTCATTCACTGCACTTACCAAATCTCTTGTTTTAAAGAAAACATCACCATCTGTAATTACTCCTGTAGTTGTTTCATACGCTTCACTAACTATATTAAACTGCTCTCCAACTTCATAAAATAAATTACTCAAATACGTAGTTGTGTCACCACTTACTACAACCCTTTTTTTAGGGGTATATATTTCAATAAGAATATTCTTTCCTGCTATAGCAGCTAAGTCAATAGCTGAATTAAGCCTTACTTTAAGTTCATATGTAATAATATCAGGTTCAGGAGCGGTATCAGTTACAATTTCAAATCCTGCCACTTGTACGTCAATAAAAGGATTGTCAAACCATACTTTAGTCCCGGCATTATCATAATAATAAAATGTTACTCTATCACCCGGACTATAATCATAGTTTAATATTGAAGAACTATTTCTTTTATTAAAGATTTTTAATGGGTTAAGCGATAGCACCATATAGTTACCATCTACTCGTAAATATTTCGCATCAATATCTAATACAAATTGATGGGTAGTATTTTCAGATAATAACCACTGATAACTTGCCGCACCAATTGGGGGTGTCCCTGTAAGCTCCCATGTCAGCCTAGGACTTAATCCTTTGCTTTGAGCATAAGAATCAGTTTTAAAAATATAATTATCTCCTGTAATTAATGGGAATGCTCTACCGTATCTATCATAAAACTGTAATGCAGCTTGATATGCCGAATTTGTCTTCAAAGCATGGATAGAACTAAATTGCCCCGAACCTACACTTGCTAACTCTATATATGCTGTTTGGGCTTCGTAATATTGAAAATCTACCCACCTTAAATCATAATAATAAGATTCAGCAAATGCTGATACAGCTACCCCTGGCATTTTATTAGCGGCCATATATTGCAATGCCCCAAGTGTATTGTTATTGTATGCAGGATCAACAATATATTCATATTGTCTTTTAGCATTGCTATCCCTTATATCTACAGTTGTAATATGTATAATATCCCCAGTCTTTACTGTTCCATCAAAGACAACCGTGATTTCTCTTGCATGTGACGCTTTCTTACTCTTAGAGGTATACCCTAAAATAACAAGAGGATCTGCATCTGAATTAGGAGCCACTTCTAATTTAGGGTCATAATTAGAAATTGTTAAGTTTACATTCACTACTGGGCGTTCATACCCTTCAGTAATGCCTCCTAAAGCGATTATATTACCATTTACAGATTCTTCTGTCTCTGCTTTCTGAGGAACTCTATCGTACTCTAAATCAGTTTCTACAGGGTCTATATTGACATATGATCCATCATTATAAAAAATAAAAGAATAAGTGTTATTAGTAGGGTCATAAGCTTCATAAATTTCTTGTGAAATATCTATAGTTGTATTTGGTAATGCCAATACGTAATCTCTATTAACAGATTTAATAATGAAGTTATCATACAATGAGAACCGAGCTGCAATATCAATTTCCTTAACTCTATTTGTACCAATATCAACGGTAACTATGAAATTATTATTCTTTGTAACGTCTTCTCCAATTGCAGTTGTTGATTCCGTAATTGGTACAGGACGTTTAGAATAAGCTGACCATGTACTAGCCTCATTATCCAAATAAATAAATTGATTTCTGAACTGGAATAGTTTTTCTTTTAACAAATTCACTACCCTACCAGTGTCGTCATTATAAACAGCAGTAGGTATTTTAATAGGCTGCGCTTTGATCAACCTGAAATCATCTGCTGTTAATACTCCGTATCCGCCACTTCTAAGTCTTGGAATACTAATATCCCCTATTTCTATATTCCCGTCCGTAAAACCAAGCTTAACTCCATCTACAAGCGTTATGCTTCGAACATAGTTATTTACAGTTAGAGGTAATATATTAATCCCCGCGCTATCGGTTAGATTAGTGAATAATAAAGTCTTTATATTTAAATCAGGGTCATATTCACCTAACTGATGATAACCAAATGAATTGTATATAAAAAAATAAGCTTTCCGTATATCTTCGAACTTCTGTGCCCCGATACATTTATTAAGACCTGCAGGTAAGATATATCCTAAAACCTCAAATGTAGATGCAATATTACTTCCATCTCCATTTTCCAATTCAACATTCCCTGTATTTTGAAAGTTGAATGCCTCATTGTAATCTGGTGATTGAATAAATTCAGGTGCATCATCCAAATTCATACCACCGCCTATAAATAACCTTTTTTCTTGCATGTTGTTACGATTTTGGAACTAACTTTGTTGAAACTCGTCCCGCGTGTTCCATCTCATTCAATACAAAAGGATTCATCCTCATTTTACAAAGCCTTTTTTCTCTAAAATATTCTTTCTTATATTCATTCACCTGAGCATACCCGTACTTCTTGGGCATATCTAAAGCATTTTTCCACCTCAAGTAAGCCAATAAACATTGAGTAGCCCTAACATCCACAGAAAAATCATCACACTCCTCATCATAACCATCAGATAGATATTCCAATACAATATTTGGAGTATAACTATCCATATTCAAAAATATCACCCGGTTACCTTCATCCACTTTATATTCGCCTCGATCAGGAGTACCACTATTAGCTCCATACAAATTATAAGTAAGGCCGTTATAATAGTAGTTATTGAAATAAAGCATATCATATGGGTACAATCCGTAATCAGTTCTACTGCCAACTGTTGTTACACCCCTTAATCTATTCTCAGTACCACTATTAATCAATGTGGTAAGCTGTTCATTTCTTTTATAGGTAACCACTTCTCCTTTACCATTTATTTCTCCAATCTTAGAATAATGAATATAATCACATGGAAGATCTACAGTCTTATTAGCATTTACATTCAGAATAACCGTTTTAAACGTGCCAGTTATATCTAAATTAAATTCTGTTTCAAGTCCTAACTTCCCAATATTCCATAAACGTAAAAACCGATGCTGTGATTCATCGGTACTGCTCAGGAACTCTCCTATAATTCTTTTAAGTGTAATATTCATTTTTAACTAGGATTAGATATAGCATCGTTAACATAATCTATTGGTACATTTTTCATAGGTAGCAGTTTAGCCATTATTTTAGTCATTATCCGACTCTCATAGTTCTTCGGTATATTAAGAGCTGAAGTAAGCAAATCATCACCACTTACAGCCCCTACTAGTTTAATGGTAGCCGTTCCTTCCAATAGTGGATTACTTGTCTCATATACAATATTACCATCTTCAATCTTATACAAAACCATCGATTTAGGTAATCCGATCAAACTTTGAGAAAATGATGATCTACTTGTCATCGGGATACAAGCCATGCATTTACTCCCAACTATTTTAACTTCAGACACCTCATTGTTATTAGGTAGAGATGTTGGAGTACTTGGTAAAACTGTATATTTAACACCATCACTCCCTACTAATATTGGTTGATTCTTAAACACTGAAATAAACTGATCATTGCTGTAAGTGCTCTCTCCATTATTAGAGTTCTCTATTGCGTTTAAATAAGCCATCTCAGCCACTTCCATTGCACCAAGCTCTGCAAAGTACCTCAACCCATAATTAGCATCGTCTGAGGCTTTTAATTTATAGTATGAATCTGATATTAATTCAGCTAGTTTTCGATATGTAGTTTGCTCAGCCATTATTTTTCAGTTTGTATTTTTCGTTCAGCGTATTGTTCAACTTCAACATCACGCATATTAATTCCTATGTCTGACATTGCAATAAATAATATCTCATCTAAATCTGTATCGTCATATCTAGGCTGCACAGAGGTACCGACATTATATACAGGTCTGCCATTTACTAAAATATAGCCCCACTTAGAAGGGATTATATTTTGCAGATATATAAAATTAGCTGAAGCCAAATTTATAGGGTAAAATTGAAGATAAGCTTTATACTCAACATAGATAGGAAAATCAAGTGTAGGCATATCATAAGTCGAGTTAAGTTTATTTCCCAATCTATCATCCTCTACTCTTACGACTTCCACATCTTTCCCATTTAAAGTATGCCTTAAAGAATCAATATGAAGCACATCAGTAGGCTTGGTATATTTTCCTGCATTATCTATAGTTATAGGGAGTGGATCAGTTTTAAAGGCTAATAGTGACTCAATATTCTCCTGGTTAATCTGATAAGTTTTATACTTAGAATTGAAGAACCTCATCTCAGCTCTAGGGAATATCAAGTTGAAGTCATCCGGAGAAATAGACCCATTAAAACCACTTTTAGTAGCCCTATACTTCAACAATCTATAAGCTTCATCTATTGTAGCCATATTTTTATATAATTAACACATAACAAATGTAACATTTATAAAAATAAAAAAGGGAGAAGTCATTTTACAGACTACTCCCTCACTGAAACATTATAGAAAAGCTCTTACAAATTCATATTTTTCAAAGCGTCGTAGAGCTTTTTAGCCTTACTATCACCACTCATGGCTAAAGCTGATATTTGTTCAGGAATATCAGATTGCGGATCTACTGGCGAAATCGCAACATCCGTATCTTTAAATTTCAAGATGCCTTCATCAAGAATAATCACACCTTTGCTTAAAGCTTTTGTGACAAGGTATTTAATCTTGTTTCTAGGGTCATTGAACACACTCAAAAAAGTGGATGAATTAGTTTTAGATTTTAGAATAAACTGAGTTCTGATATTGTCCTCCTGCTCATCAACATTTGATACATCAATACCAAATACCATTGCGATTGGTAACATTTCTTCTAATGAAGCCTCTCTTGCGGTCTTCTCAGCTAAATAATCATCATCTGCCTTTTGACGTACGGCCAGCATTGCTTTTGACTCATCAATAAGACGGTATTTGACCGGAACATCGTTAAGCTTGTTCTCATTGTCCTCGCAAATGTCCTGAACCATCAAAGCATCAAATTTAGCTTCTTCATTAGCCTTTATTTTAATGTATCCTTGAGTAAAAATAATGTCATTCTTTCCATCGACATTCATCAGCCTTTGTTTAGTAGGCTTAGGCGACTCCTGATCTTTTTCCCAAATACTATTGTAGCCATGTAAAAATCTCCATGCTTCCTGTTCACCTCTTTCTTTATTGAAAGCTACTCCGGCATTTGGAGCAATGTATATACTTGGATAAGGGTTATCCAATACTTCGCCTGAAAGTTTGTCTTTCGGCTTCTGTGCCAGGAAATCCTGCGTAAGTTTAAATTCATAAAAACCTTTTTTTGGTAAGGCTCTCTTCTCCGTTTGTCTTTTACCAAATGAAGGGTTACCGCGTTTTGTTGGAGCTAAAGTTTCCATTTTTTTCTTTTCTATAAGTTTATAAAAATCCCTCCCATATTTCTATGAGAGGGAATAGATTTATTAGTTACCTTTTAGGATTGCATATTGTTGCGCTCCAATTACCCTAGCACCAAAATATCCGATAGTAGTGTAGATTTTTTCTGCTCTTGTACCTCCCCCGTCAGAGTATAAACCATTCTCTTTCATATGCCATTTATTAGAATTAAATGGAGTTTGATACATTACTGAGAAACGAGGCAGTGTTACTGTTGATCCATCTTCACGGTATGAAGACGTTTTACCAGTAGGCATAATTAGAGAGAACCTATTACGAACTCCTAATCCTTGTGAACCATACATAGTCTGTTCATCAAATAGCCCATAGTTAGAGAAGTTGTACTTTCTGTTGTAAATTTTCAAAGATTGAAAATCACGGTTTAGATTGATACCATTTCTAGTACCAGCCTCAGAAGCATACACGATACCACCATTATTGATCTCTGTGAAAATAGAGTTCTGCATCTCAATGTTAGCCGAACTATCAGAAAGAATATCATACTCTTTAGGCGCACCTACTGAGTTTAACGCTCTATCTAACGTGGCAAACTGCGCGATACTCCAAGTCGAATAGTCCATATTGATACCATTCGCTTGAATTTGTTTGATCACACCGTTTGAACCCTCTTCAGCATACGGAAGATTTGAAGTTTGAGTACCCTCGAAAATCAACAGATCTCTTTCCATCATCAGACGCAGGTTAGTATCCTGTAACTGTTTATATGTGTAAGAGAATTTACCGTTAATTTGGAACTCAACTTTCTCAGCATCAGAAAGGTCACCAATTGTATCATCAGAACGGATTTCAGTACAGTAGTTGCTATACTTATCAATGTTCCTGATGATAGTTTCAGTTTTATCTGATTGCTCTCCTAAATAAAGAAAACCACGAGCTAACAGCTCATCTCCGGCTAATACTGAAGAATTTTGTCCAGTAACAAGTGGTGTCAGAATAAATGTGTGTGCATTTGGTGTAGTCTTAACCGGAACCGCTGAGACACGTGAATCTACCCCTGTACGAGAATTTCTGAAAATCATACCTAAGCTAGGTAGTGATTTAGTACCTGACTGTGAATAAGACCCTACACCAACAGTAATTGTTGCCGGGGCACTGTTAGCTACTGTAACATCTGCAGAAGCAGTAACGAACCCTAAAGCCCTACCGCGTGACTGATACCACAAAAATTGTTTGTTACTTGATTTTTCCTCGTTACCCATTAGCTCAGCTAACGACGTATATGGTGCCCATCCGTAAGTTTCGTAGAACTTATCAAGAGCGTGAACATTTACTATATTAAGGCCGGAGATAAGGCCTGCTCTGGTGATCGATGGATCTGCGTAATTTGCAGGTGTGCTATTTGGAACGGTGATTGCCATTTTTTTTCTAGTTTAAAATGTTTGACTAAGGAATTATTTCCATATCATATCCGCAACACTTTGATTTAAGTCAGGCGAGGTACTAGTCGGTGTAAGATCAATGTTTTTAATATCAGCAACAACATCCTTGGTTGCAGACGTTTTCATTTGTGTGGCTGAAGAAGAAAGAATTTTATCGAAGTGTTTTAATTTTAGCATATCCTCTGCTATTTTTAAAATATTCTCTTTTCCATTCTCGTCAACCCATCCTAGATCTTTGGCAACTTGTGACTCTCCGGTAATCAGCTTCTTCATGTAATCAGCTTGTGAAGCCCGTTCTTCATCAGTTATCTTGTAAGCAACTTCCTCGTCACCAACTTTAAACTTAAACTCAGAAATTTTAGGCATCTCCACATCTACGTCAGCAATCCACTTTTGAATAGATTCGTCAATCTGCTCTTGAGTTAATTGTACTGGCTCCGGTGCTTTTTCTTGTGTTATTTTTGGGAATTCTATGTTCTTTTTTGATTCTTCTAAAGCTAATCTCGCATCTCTTGCGTCACGGCTTAGAAGAAGTTCTTTTTCATCAATCCTGTCGTTAAAATCTACTGCTTTTTGATATTCATCAGGATAAACTTCAGGATCAATTTCGCTTAAATCCTTTTTAGCTGGTAAAGTTCCAAACTTAGCTTTTATTTCAATATCTACATCTTTGTCTGTCCATTTAGGATTTTGAAGCTTTAAGTTTTCTTTTACAACATCTACATCAGACATTGTATTGTAATCTTTATTCTTCTTAGATAAATACTGATAAAGCTCATCTTCTTTACCATCTTGAATTGCATCAAAAATTTGTTTAGAGTACTCATCCTTAAATTCAGGAAGCCTTTCTACTATTTTTTCTACAATCTTTTCTGTTACGACAGGCTCAGCTTTAGTAGGTTCAACAGCATCTAATTTAGTTGGCTCTGTAACTACAGGCTCAACAATAGGTGCTTTGGTTTCATCTACCTGAACTTCTCCATTGTTGGTAGTGGGTGTATCCCAAATATTAAAATCTTTTGTAGTTGGCGTTTCAGCAACTGGTGTTTCAGTGTTTTGATTCTCTTCCATTTTCTATAATGTTATAATTCAAAGGTATAATTTTTAAATTATATTTTCATTATTGCAAAACAGGCTGCTGTTGCATTGCATTTTCGTCAACGTTTAGCTGCATCTGTTGAGGATCTTGCATTTGTTGCTCGGGTTGTCCCATTTGTTGTTGCTCTTGCTGTAAAGTTATTTGCTGATCTTCTTGTTGTAATTGCAACTGCTGTTCTCTCAACTCTTCCATAATGATCTGTTTATTAGACTTAGCTATATCCCCAATGCCTTCGAATACGAAAGCTGGTACATCAGCAATACTAGATCCTTCTTTACTGAGAATAGCACTTGCAATGTTAGATTTAAGAATAGATGAATACTTACTGATTTCTCTTTCTTTTTGAGCTTCTGTCTCTTCCTTCATCAAAGCAAGTGAATTTTCAAATTTCATCTGTTCTACCTGAATTTCTCCATCAGATTTAGCTTTAGCCCCTGCCACAGCAGCTTCTGTATTTGCTTGGCTATTTGCTTGCGCTTCTTCCATTCGCTCCTTACGACGTTTCTTATCACGACTAGCTAGGAGATAGGTAGCATACTTAAGATTAGACTTAGCTAATAACCTAACCTCTATGGCATCCTGCAGAGTGATAGTTTCATTGCCTAAACATATCTGAATGTTATTTTCTAAATATTGTTCTTCCTGATCATCAACTACTGCTTGAATTTTAACATCGAAGTTTGTTTTTTCAAAATCATCAGAAGCTTCAATTTTAACATATTCAATTCTATCCTGTCCTAAAGCTTGTCTATAACCATCATAAAACTGAACACCTTGTTTCTTACCAAAGACTAATATATCCCATCCCATCAACTGACATAATCTAGCTGTGCGCTCCATTACGTTAATATATCCGTTGTAAATGTAGTTAGAAGAACTTTCTCCAATTTGGCGTGCCTCTTTAAGAACCTGTTTGCCTGTTGCTTGATTAGTAATGTTTCCAGCGTCCAAATTGTTAGACCCAACAATCCTCATTAGTTTGTCGTATTCCTGGTTCCACTTGTTCATCAATTGCTCTAACTTACCTGAGAAAGGAACATTCATTGGCTCTATAGGTTCCCTCCGAGATTGACCTTCGCTATTTTCATCGGCAATACCTTTGTAGTACTGGACACCAGTTTGCTTGTAAATTTTATATAAATCAAAAGGCGTTAAGCTTTCCATTCCTTCTCCAAGTGTAATATCACTCATTGTGGAAATGTCAACCTTGAATCCGTCCGGTGCAGCATTGGCAATTATTTTTTGTTCCTGCAACTCTATCAGCTGCATTTTTTTGATAGAAGGGATCATGGTCTCAATGAAAGGCTTATTGCTCATCTTCTCATTGTTATACATGTAGGTAATCCAAGGAAGCTTAACTTCAGATAAATTGTTTTCCGGCTTAATCATGTTCTTAGCCAATCCCCATTCTAAAACATATTCAGAATCAGTGATCCAAACTCCTTTATAGTCTACTTCATAAGGTTCTACTTCTAAGTAGTTTTTCCCATCAGTTTTAACCCCATTCTTACGGTCTAAGATCTCCTTACCATATCTGTCAATACTAGACTCATATTTTAAATTATAAAGTGTTTTGAGGTCTAATTCAACTACCTGAACCCTGAATGAATCATATGGCCTAGCAATAGCGTTTGTGAAAGTATCTTGCCATCCCCAACCAAATTGAGCTGAATTACCGTTTAGTCCTTTGTTTGACTGAGCCAATTCGAATAATTTAACTTCAGAAATTTTCTTAGGATATTTCATCCGAATATCAGCAATACTCATATCATATACTTCACCTTGTATCTGAGCATCTCTGAAGTCATCCCATTCAGTATAAGTAGATATAATATTTTCAGGTTTAGTAAACCGTATTTTTATTCTCCCATTCGAATTGATATAGGGTTTTATCTGGCAAATACCACATTCCAATAAATCTTTAAATATTCGCTTTTTAAGCACCCCCGTCCAATCATTATCATAAAATACAAGATCCACAAGCTGTTCCATTATAACTTCTTCACGCTGTCTGTATGTAAATCCAAACTGCATTTCTAAGTCTTTTTCATTATCAGGATCATCATCATTAAATTCTTCTAATTGAACTCCTGATTCATTTTGTAAAGCCTGTATTTTTTCTTTGTTTTTTAATTTGAATAAAGCATCTGCCTTAGCTTTCTCACGTTTAGTCTGGCTAATTGGATCTATTGCATTACATTGAATTTTCTCAATTCTTTGCATGTACCTATCGGTTAACCTGCTCAAAAAAGGAATAGCTATAGGAAGAGGGGAATAGTCTAAATTAATGACAGACATGTCACCATCCAAATCTAAAATGTCTTTATATTCCTCCATCGGTTGAGTACCAGAAGCAAAAGCCCTATTGTAGTCAAATCTATTTTTTCTTTGGCTTGCCGATTCACCATTGACTCCGTTTCTCCACTTATCAAATGCTGATCGCATTAATCTTAGTCCGAACTCACGTGAATTTTTATCTAAATCTGCGCTTAGAATATTTGGATAAGTGTTGTCATTAGCCATTTGTATACAATTATTTTAACAAATATAGAGTAAAACTAATAATATTTTCTTGAGCGCTTGATCTCCATTAGTTTTAAAGGCTTTTTCTCTTCTGTCTTAGCTGTGCCTTCAGCACCACCAATTAAAGCCATCATAAAAGCAATAGCATCATCAAACTTTGTTCTATCATCGGGATCGAAATTAATCAACTGCTCAACTAATTCTATAAAATATATCTTGTAATATCTGGATTTTATATATTCATCTGCAATAATAGTTTGCTTTTGTAATGCAAACCCATCATTTGAAGGAGTGCCGTATTTAACTTTTACATTTTTTCTTTGTGGATCTATGGTGCATTTAGGTCTCCACATGATATAATGCTTAAATCCTTCTTCAATAAACTTTTCATAATAATCATCTACGTTACTCTCATAATTTGCCTTACATCCGAAATATTGACACAGTAACATTATATTTTTATGGAATTCACTTTTATATCTAGTTCTTTGAGCATACCTTATCACACAGAAGCCGCTATTGTCAGGGTCACTTAAATCAGCTTTTTTATAAACATATGCTACCCCCATAGATTTTTCAGTACCAGTAGTAATTGTTGCGGCAAATGGATCGACACCAATAGCGAAATTATGAGTATTGCCAGGAGTAAATAGACCTGATTCATGAGGCCGTCTTAAATTGCTCTCCATGGGAGAATTAAAGTCCCATACCATTTGAAAGAATCCTTTAGGATCATCTCTCCATTTAACTAACCCATCATAATCTTTAAAGAAAGTAACCTTTCTAATTAAATTTTTAGGAGCATTATCTTCGTCGTTTGGATTTGTCCTTTCTAAATAGTCTTTTTGAACCTCTAGCAATTCATTATCAAAAGTACTATCAAAGTTTTTTAATTGCCATACATGCTTAATAGTCAAAGGATCTTTACGCTGAGCAGAAGAGAGATCATCCCCCTCAAGACCTTCCCATGAATCCAAAATATATTGTTTAGCAAGTTCTCTTTTTGAATATCCGTACTCATCAACAAACCATTCATTAGTTACCGGATGCTGGCCATAATAACCATAGTCTGCAGGAATAAATAAATTTGTACCCAACCCTGGATTCCTTCCAGTTTTTGGATTTACTTTTTTCATAGAGCAAGCATCCCATATCATTTTGAAATTTTTACCACCTTTCTTCTCCATCTCCTCAACAGTTGTAGTTTTAAGGCCTTTTCCTTTAATAGTCGGCCCTTTCATAAGACACTTGGTTACTACATCATGTCGCTCTTTAACGTTAGAATCAAGAGTTTTTCCTTCTTCATCACCAAAGTAAGTATCTAATTCCTCACCATCATAACCTAAAACTGATGCTGGCTTAAAGTCAATTTTAGAATCTAATGAATCTCCATATACTTTTTTCTCTTTACTAGACCGCTTACGAGCTTCAAAGAATTCTAATACGCTCGCTGGTCTTGTTTCACCTGTATCTAAAGGTTTTAACCATTCTGGCAATTTAGACCATGATCCAATAAGTTTATTGAATACACCTTTACCATCAGTATTAGTTTTAGATTGTATTCCGGCATATTGATATTTTCTCGTTGCAGTACGAATGTAAGCTATACATGTTCCCCATACAGTTTTGCCGAAGCGTCTATTTGACACCAAAACACCAAAGGCTAAATTCTTATTTTTCTCTATAGCATCCCACCATAAAAAGGCATCTCTTTGAGCATCAATAAAAACCAATGTCTTTCCTCTATCTTTCCAGTAATTCAAAAAGAAATAGTGGTAGCCTGTGATATATTCTAAATTTCCATTATTAAAAAACCAATATCCATTTGTGATCCTATTGAACTCCTGTTCTAAAAATTCATCAGTTGGTTCTTCATTTCTTTTTGGCTGCTCAGTATAATAAAACCTCTGTTTAGGTATTTCCTTATCAAAATTAGCTATCTGAGCATATCTAGGCGGTTTAGGCATGATAACTGTAATCTCGCCTATTTCTCTTTGAGTAGGAAAATTCTTAATAGACTCTGATAAAACCTCTTTGAATCTAGCCATTATGTAGGTTGTATAAAGTCTTGGATATTAGTTTTTCTTTTAACTGGTTTAGACTCAGACACAACAGCTGGTTTATTTTTATCTTCTTTATCATTCATGTCATCAGCTAGATCAGATAATGTTTTAAAATTCTTCATCTGTCCAATGAGGCTTAAAAAGCGTTCGTAGATTTTATTTTTTTTAGACCCTAGCATCTGAAGTTTATTATCTATCTCTTCATCATTCCCATTATCCTTTAAAATCATAACGTCATCAGCTATAGTCCCAGCCACTTCATTACAGGCATTGATTAAACGTTTAATATGTGAAGCCTTATCTTTTTCTACATATGCCTCTAGTGATTCTATGTAAGCATCTATGGATTTATCTCCACTTCTAATTGATTTGTCTACCATTACTTTCTAGTTTAATCTGATGAGCATACATATTCTTCATAGTTCCTTTTTTAGGCATCCTAGCACCACTATAGCCTTCTCTTTTAGAATAATGCTTATCAAATTCGATGAACATTGTATTAATTCGTTGCCTGTAGTATTTTGTGAAATTTTCAATAAGTTCTTTCCCTTTTACATTGACAATAAAGCTCATTTTTTTACCTCTTATCTTTTCAACCAAACCTGCAGCTAACAATTTTCTAATCTGAATACGTGTCTCAGGAGTATCATAACCATAAAACCTAGCATCTTCATAAGTAAACCACTCATAATGATTCATTAAAATAAAAATGCAAAATATTCTATAATCAAATTCATTTTCTTTGCACCACTGCATAATTATTGGAAAAGCTGAGATCCCATCCATATACTCCGAAACGTGCATCCTAATGATCTTAACCTTATCATAATACAGCTCCTCCGCCTTCTTTCTTATTTTCTTTTGAGATACACCATAAGCTTTCCTCCTTAGCTTACCCATAATATACCTCGTATGCCATACTGCCTTTTTTATACGTTCTTTATTGCTTTCCTTGGTATTCCTTACCTTAGCTTTTAGAACTTTTACCTCTGCTTCCAGATTTAAGATCTTTCGCTGCATACCCGGAACTATCACCTCTTTAATAAACTTTATACTTTTACCTTTCATAGTCACCTTTGTCTTCTTAACAAAAGGAGCAGGTCTAGGTGGCTTTATAACTGGCCTCCTAACTATTTCTAAAGATTCATCTTTTTCCTCTTCCATTGTCACGATATTAATCCAACAATTTCATTTTCCCTTAAAAATATATATCCTTTACCATCAACTACAATCGGATAGTTATTGCTGTCTATTGTAATTACCGTGTCGCCTATTTTAGCTACGTCTAAGACACTTCCTGTCATTTCATGAACATCCATTGGGGTATGTGTAATTTTAACCTGTAGTGGATTCTTTTGATCTTCTACAGAAGATAAGAATATTCCGCTTGCAGTTTGGGGTGCTTTATCTATAATTGATTCTCCTAAATAGCATTTAGGACGCATGATATATTCTTTGTCTTCAATTTTAAACAATACATTATCAATAGATATTAAATCACATAACTCACCACTCAATTCCACACTCTCATCACTCCATTCATATGCTAAGTAGTGAAGGAATAGTTTATCCCCTACTTTAAGATCAAAATCTGCATTTTCAATTACCACAGTAGCAATTTGTGGGTTTATTTCCAAGTGATTTACGTTAGTCATTTTTTTTGTTCCAACTTCACCATCATCCTCTCTATCTAACCAACTGGTAGCTCTGACCAACTCAATTCCATTCCCCAAGTTATAAGTCTTCTTATCACTTTCATCAAACTTAACCCCTATTTTTTTATTTAAACTCAACATACGAATAAATTAAAAGTGCCCGGACATTATAAGCTGCTTAATCACCATTTCTGAAGAAAACCTACATGCCGGGCAAAGTGTCAAATGATTGTTCTATAACGGTCATGGTATGAAGATTAAGCATCACAAATCTAAATAATTATTTCCATACCTTTGAAATAGTCAATTTTAATCATTTAAATCAATACGACATGAGTCAATTAATCACAGTAACTACTTTCAGTAAACTTGCTGTAGTAGACCAACCAGTAACAACAGCTATCCCTATGGTGATCAATGTTGCCAGGATTGTATCTATTACCACAAGAGCTGTTGCATTCCAAACTACAGGTGTAACAAATGTTGTGTATGCACTTCCGGTAAACAATACTACCTATCAGATCACTTTGGTATGTACAGAAACTAGAGCTGCATTATTAGCCTTAGCTAATTCAAATGCGATCGCTACCTAGTAAAAAGTTTTTAAAATTAAAAAGCCCTTACTCATTTACGAGAAGGGCTTTTATTTTGGAATAAACTTTTACAGTTCTCCTTTTAAAGATTGAGCAAGACTAGCTTGGAATGCAGTAGCATAAACTGGTTTACCCGATAAAGGATGTGGAACCATGCCACGCTGCAGCTCTGCTAAATCAGTTGCCGAACTAACAAAACTTACTTTTGTATCTCCACTAGATACAGACTCTTTAAGCTCTTTATCTTCTTTAAGAATAGCTTTGTTTTCTTTGTTGTCTTCAAACTCAAGTTTTGAAGCATCATGTGTATCGTGAGTTTCAGGCTCTACAAATGTTACATCTTCAATTTGAGATTTCGGTTGCACATCAGAAGCCTTTTGCTCGTTGGTTTCTACAGTTGATTTTTCAGCAGTGTCTGCTTTAACTTGTTCGGTTTCTTTCGCTTTTGTTGTCATGACTTTTTTTGATTAAATAAAACAATTGTTATTCCAAAAGTAACAATTAAAATTATCTTCTCTTTCCAGTTGGGGCTTTAATCAAAATTGGTAGGTTATACTTGCTAATATCATATGTAGGGACTTCATCTTCTTTAAAATAATTCAGTTGATACATTAATCCACTTGTGTTGTTAGCATACTCCTGTTTGTATGGTATTATTCTTTTGAACTGCGTGTAATCGTTGCTAAATTCAAAATCACCAAATAGATCAATACGTTTCTTAAGCATTTCATAAAAGTCATACACATCCGGCCTATCCAATCTTATTGTGTAATAAGTGTTAAAGTTCAATGAAGCTATTTTATTAAACATTTCATTGTCGTAATCAGTTAGAACCATCTTCTTTAATTAAATTCATCATCAATTCATTATCTGCCTTTAGTGCTATTATCTCCTCTTCAAGTAATCTTTGTTTGGCTGCAGACTTACGTAACAAAAGTCTATACTGGTCATTAGAAGAGGATACTTTAGCAAAATGATCAAATATGCTTTTCAATAAATCTATTCTATCCTGCTGTTTTATTGACTTTTCAGTTGGTTTGTTTTTCTTTAAGAAAAATATAAGGTCACTTTCTAATTCAAGAACAATTCCTTTAGCCTGCATTATTTTAATAAATGACTCAGCATGATTATCTAGCTCAGCTAAATAAACTTCTGAAAGAGCTAAGTAGTACTGCTCTACTTTAGTCATTTTATCTTCTCTCCATCTATCTTGTTCGTTTGCCATATGTTAAAAAGGTAATTCTTCTGCTGTCATATCTGTATTTAACTCTATTTCCGTCTGTACAGGCAATCTCATCCATTCATAACTGAAATGTGTACCAGTACCAATGATCTCATAATATCTGCCTTTACGTGGATCTAGCTTTATCTTACCTTGTATAGCTCCAACAGTACCAACATCTTCAGGTTTCACTTTATTGACGTAAATATCTACTCCTGTTTTCCCTTTATTAGGCCAATCAACAGTAATTATTGATTTCCCATTTGCATTCCATGCTCCACCACCTTTAATTTCATCTGCAGTAGGAACTTTACGCTTTGGAGTTTCACCTTTTGATGATGGCATTATACTAGGCTTTACAGCATGAGCTATAGTATGAAAATGAACTTGATTATCTTCAGACATTGAGTTCCTTGTACTTAAAATATCATCTAAATATGAGTCTTCCCGTCCAGAATAAATATGTTTGAAGTTTTTCCAACTGTCTGCTAACCCTGTATCTAATTTTTTACCATCAGGAGTTCTAAATTCAATAACCTTTTCCCAAAACGCTATGGGAGTAATACCACTTTTAAAATCCTTCTTGTCAAAGATATAGAAGTACTCCAATATCCAATTCAAATTCTGACTATATTCAACATCAGTAATTTTATTGTTATACTTATTACTGAAATCTTTTCCAGTCCTCATTTTAATCAGCTTTTGCATGACCTCCTTTGGAGATCCTAAATCTGGCACGAATAGAGCGTGTCTCTTGCCATATTCTTCTGATAGACCTAGTAGCACCTCCAAAGCAAAGTAAGTCTTTCCAGAGGCAGGAAAACCTGTCCAATCCGTAACTCCTCCCTGCTTATGCGTATAATGTTTATTCAAAGCACTAAAACATGTAGGTAATCCAGGAAATCCATCGTGCTTTAAGTAATCTATCATTGGGTTATAAAAGTCATCGTAACCTAAAACTTTTATAGAATCTGATTCTCGTTGTTCTGCCATTATGGATTCCAAACCGCTCCTGTCGGGTTTTGTAAAGGCCAAATAATATTAGCTATCCCTTTATCTTTATCGAAGTCCCATTGTCCGGTCAAATACATATCAACCACTTCAGATATTCTTTCTACCGTAGCTTCAGGACATAACCGAAGTATATGTTTTGACCATGTTTCGATCTGAGTCTCACTTAGTGGGAAAGCCACAACCATGTCTAGTCTCCAAACCATTTTACCTACTTCTTCTATTTTTTGCTCGTTAAGAGCCAAACCTTGCCGCTGCTGCTTCTCTAGTGCTTTGCTTTCCTGTTGGTTTTCCATTTGTTGTATTTTTAATTTGTAAAACTATTTCATTGAACTTGCTATTGATTACCGCTAAATCTTTATCCAAATAGTAAGATGGCAATTTGTCAAAAAGCTGTAATGCGAAATCACCTACCTCTTGATCATCAGCCACACGATTATGTTTCTTTAATAAAGCCGTGATATTCTTCCTTAATAACCCGACTGATTTAGCATGAACAGGACTAAAAACGAAATCATCATGCATCTCATCAAAAAACTTAGAAATAATCCGGTGATGCGCGGAGGTTTTTTTTGTTTTTAAATTAGCCTCTACTGAAATAGAATTTTTATCAGTTTCAGAAGAATTGTTAAATTCTTCATTGATATTAAGATATTCATTTGTAGTATTAAAAGTTATAGTATTAGTGTCAACCTCATTTACTACCCCTTGTGTTTCCAATTTACTAGGGTAGTCAACCTCATTTACTACACTAAAATCTTCTATAAGGAAAAGAGGCTGATACTTATTGCTGTCATAATCACCATTTTTATTTGCTCTTTTTGTAACTATAATTAAGCTATTTGATTCCAGTTCTTTTATTGCCTTTAATATTGTTGGTTTAGATACTTTTAAATCTTTACACATCGTATTTATAGAAGGCCAACAATGAATATTTTTACCAGTATAGCTAACTAATAAGGCGTACACAACTTTTGAATATACTCCAATGTTACTTTTCATTATTTCATTCTGAACTATACCGTATCCTTCTTTTATTCTACCTGTCTTCATTTGTTACCTCTTTTCAATTTAATGATTTCTCCACATAAAGTAATACTAGATTTGTTTAATAAATTTGGATATAAGTCCTTTAAAAAGGATATTAATACTTTTTCTGTAATATTAGCAGTAACCTCATAATCATATTCAAATGCTATTCTGTAAGAATCAAAATCCCTTTTAATATTTTTATGTTGTTGTATCCTTGATTTTATATTAGTTGTTTTACCTACATATATTGGAGTCCCATCTTTATATAGGATATAAATGTATATTGTCAATTTATTTTTATCTACATAGACTATTTCATTTGTATCCTCATCAATAAACTCATTATATTCTCTTCCTCGACGTTTTAATTTTGGATTTGTAAATTGTTCTCTCATTTTGTTATTGTTTTTAAAACTGTTTGATGATAAGAAATCCCTACTTAAGAATTTCTCTAAGCTTTTTTTGTTTGTCCTCTGCTAGGTTTCTAGTCCCTTTGAGGCACATATAAAAATAATTGGGTTGTACTCCGATTTTTTCTGCAAGGTAAGATTTCTTAAATCCTGATCCTTTTACTTTTTCTCTTAAAATTCCTGTCATGAAACAAATGTACTGTAATTATTTACAATCACAAATAAAATGTATAAATAAAAAACCTGCTATCTCCCGACTGCAGGTTTCAGACTATTTAACAAGTGTACCATACTGGGCTCGAACCAATGACCTAACGGGTATGAGCCGTCCGCTCTGACCAACTGAGCTAATGGTACGGTTCAAATCTAATAAAAAAGCCCCACAATTAGTAGGGCTTTAATGTTATGCTTCTGACTTCAAGGTTAGATTTGCAAATGTTGCCCCTCTATCAGTCATGATGTAATAACTTGAATTTTTATAAAGCGGAAATAGCTTTTCTCCTGCATTATAATTAATGAATGCGTAAATCTCTTTATCATCTTCAACTCCCCAAATTTCTTTTGATCTTTCAAATTCTTCTGGCTGATGAACAAAGTGTACAAAATTGTACATCTCTCCTAGGAAAGTATTAGACTCTCCATTTTCGCTTGTAATTCTTCTTAAAATGAACATAGTATATAAATTTATTTATGAATGTATGATTCAAAGATATATAAATTTATAATAATAAAGCGTTCCGAGTAGGATTTGAACCTACGACCTATGGATTAACAGTCCATTGCACTACCTCTGTGCTATCGGAACAAGTATACCCTACAGGACTTGAACCTGTGACAAATGCGTTATGATCGCATTGCTCTACCAACTGAGCTAAGGGAACATAGCGGTAAGAACAGGAATCGAACCCGTATCGGATCTCACCGATAGTAACAGTTTTCAAGACTGCCTGCCCCCATGGACACTACTTACCTTACTGAGGAGAGAAAGGGATTCGAACCCTTGTGCCGGTTACGACAGCTTGTTTAGCAAACAAGTAGTTTCAGCCACTCACTCACCTCTCCTATTAGATGATCTACTTAGAATCGAACTAAGATAGGCAGACCCAAATTCTGCTGCACTGCCATTGTGCTATAGATCATTTTTGCAACCGGAAAAGGAATCGAACCTTTCACATGGAGTTTTGGAGACTCTATCGCCACCTTGGAACATGTACGGCTGTAAACGAAAAAAGCCCCTAATTTCTTAGAGGCTTCCTTCTGTATAGTTTTAAACTATCACATACCAGTTCCTCCTTGATCTTTAGACCAATTACTCGAACTCTGTGATATTTGTATTGCTTTCATGCCACAAACATAAAGTAAAAATTCACAATTTTATAATATTATGGAATAATAAAAAAAGCCTAACATTTCTGCTAGGCTTTAACCTGTCGAATTCGACACCTTTAGAATTATGCTTCTACTGCCTCTTCTTCTTTCATTGCCTCTACCTCAGCTTTGCTAAGTGTTGCACCTTCCATCCATGCTTTAGCCAAAACTTGAATATCATTGCACATTTCTTCCAAGTTCACTACTAAAGGAAACTTGTTCTCTGCGTGACGATCCAAAGCAATAACCGGAGTCTCAATTTTAACTTTGAAAGGCTTGCCAAATTCTTCAATCAGCTTATAGCCGTATAATTTTACGCTTTCTACGTTGTTATTACCACCAAACACAGCTTTCGTTACGTTTACCCCATCAAAACGCTCATCGTTGTTGTATTCGAACTCACGGAAGTACTTGTCGTAGTCCATATTCTCATCCAGGTTGATCGTATGGTCTACAAGAGTAGTTCCGTACATCAACATTGGAATTAAACGATCCCAAGCGTTAGAAAGATCCCTATTAATCGGCTGATCAGACTTCTTACTCCAATCTGCATTAAACATCTGTCTTTCTTTGTTCTGCTCTACTGCTGAATACTCAGCCTTAACGAACTGTTTCTTACTTTTTACTGTGATCTCAATTTTTTTGTAGTTAAGCATACTTTTTCTTTTTAATGTTTCAGTTTATAATTGTATTCAAATTTAACGTTTTACAGCTTAAATTACTGCATAAAGATCACTTTCTCTCATAATTAAAAATGTCCCTTCAGGTAAGGTAATCTCTGTTCCTGCATACTTCCCGTATACAACCTCGTCTCCTACTTTTACCTTAGTAGGTATAAAATCACCGTTGTTAGTCGCGTACGTGCCTTCTCCGACAGCTAAAACCGTACCTTTTAATGGTTTCTCTTTTGCAGTCTCAGGAATATAAATCCCTCCTTCTGTTTTTTCTTCTGCAGGTGCAGGAAGAATTACTACTCTATCATGTAGAGGCTTGATGTTTATCTTCATTTTATTGTTGTTTTAAAATTTCTATGTACAAATCAACAGGATCTATTAAATCTGTTCTATCACTCTCTTCCATTAGGCTTTTAGGAACCCATTCTAAGATGGGAACTTTATATTCAGTTTCAGTCTCTTCCAAAACCCTAAATAGGCATACTGGTTCTTTTTTAAATATTACATTCATCTATTTAAATTTAATACTCTTTTGTGAATCAGGTTCCGGCAGATCCATTTTAAGAAACTCTCCCGCCCACATTCTTATTTTTTCAGTGTATTCGTTGAATTGTACAGTTGTAAGCTCCGTGGTACTCATTATCCTTGTCATTACTTCACCAGTCTCAGGATCTGCTACAAGTTCATCATTTTTATCTTTCACCTCTGTTACTAAGAACTTCTTTGCCATTTGATCTTTTACATCCAACATCTCCATACCTGTTTCATCTGCTATTTCTGACAGATACCAATGTAACACACTATTCTGTTCTACGCTCCTTTTACGGTAGTACGTCTCATAAGTAACCCTCAAACGTACTGACTTACCAAACGACTGTAGATTGTCCCTTACAACGTCTCTATTGAGGTGAACTAACTTTGGATTGGAAGGATCAGTGAGATCCAAGTCTGCTATTGAAGTTTTCTTCATACTAATCGTACCCTTCGGATATTAAATTATCAAATGGATCTATATTATTCGGACATCTTATTGCATGGACATCATTCACTCCACAACAAAATGGGCATTCAGTCCAGCATATGTGCTGTTCTGTATCATCGTATTCTTCTTCCATATTATTCTTTTTTAAAAAGTGATTCTAATGCTTCGTCTATGTTTTCGTATTCCTTCCCTTTAATTTTTGGTTCTGATTTTAAAGACTTATCTGTTCGAACGTATCTAATCTGATAATTACCCTTAACCAACATCATGATCTTAGTAGATTTTGATACTCTCTTTTGCTTCACTGGCTTTACGGGTTTCTTTTTCTTAACCTTGACCATCTTAGCAACCCGAATTTCCTTTATTTTCACAGGTTTCAACTTCTTAGGCTTAACACTGGATATTTTACGTTTATATTGCGCCTTAGACAAATGCTCAATGTCTACATACATCCCGCTGCAACTCATCCGATGAACATTTTCCCAGTACATCTTACCCTCCGGTGTAGAACTCCATTTAAAAGCCATAATTAAAGCACCAGATAGACTTTTGCATTCCTCCGGACACTTATAACCTTCGTGATTTTTAATAGCACACGAACGATAAGGAGCAGGTAATTCAAGAAGCCAATCTTTTACTATTTTCATTTTTTTAATGCTTTATAAATCTGTTCAGTAATCCATCCGGTTAAGTATGCCTGTGGCTCATCATTATTTTTATCCAATTCCATATTCCGGTGAACATAAATTGAATTTACCAAATGAACTACTTCATGAGCTATTAACATATGTGAAACATCAGGTTTAAAGAATACCGTAAAAAATTCTAATCCAATACCACTAGTCCAAGTCGTAACAAATGCACCGAAAGAATTAGGATCTTTACCTTTATGGTCTATACCTAAAGTTTTAGAAGATTCATCAAAATCATCTGTGACAACTATTCTTAGGTGTCCATAGTATATTGGAATAGCTATTTTAGTTATCTTCATTATATTATTTTAAGTGTGAAAAATATACCACACAGCTGCATTTGAAATATAGATCTATCAAAACCAACAGAAAACAACTCCACATCATCATACTCCTCAGCCACATCCGCTTCCAATTCTTTCAACTCCTCCTTGCTAATCTCAACTGTACAATATTTATTGCCAGGAAATTCTAATAGCCTATTTGCTACCGTTTCGATTCTTGTAAGTGTTCCCATAATTAATCGTTTTGATTATCATCAATAATAAAACCTTTAGCAAATCTGGTCTTATTAGGATCAGAAATTACAGATAATACTAAATCATTGAATTGATTAAAAGTATCATTGAAAAAATCTTTATCATTTCTATTTCCATTTATTAAGAATTCTTCTTCTGTTTTACCAAATCTTCTCCCACAACAATGGAAAACATTAATAATACCCCATATGCCTTCTACTTTTGTCCTAACCAAAGTTTCGAACCTTGGTAGGAATAATTTTTCGATACCATTTGATACAATCATCTTATGACTTGATATATAGTCCGGCCATATAGCAGGAATATCTTGTTTAATAATTTTACTTGATCTTAATTGCATAATGTTCGTTTTTAATATCGTTAGCCAATTGTTTTCTTTTAAAATATAACTTCATGTCATAAATTTTAAGTGAGAATTCTGTGTCAATCATACTCGTAGCAGCAGTTATTGTGATTGAATCCCTCATAAGTTCATTTATACCTACAGACATCTCATTGTAGTCCTCATCCGAGAACTCAAAGTCAGCCCTTTTAATATTCAGCTTTACTAGCATCAAAGCCAGTTCTTTTATGTTTATCATAATTATTTATTTTAGTGGTTTCTTTAATACTTCAATATTATTCGGATACTTTCCTAGCCTATCACCCTTGAAAAAATAATATGGGTTGATCCATAGCAAATCTTTAATCTTAATATGAGGACACACATACCTTCTGATAGATAAGTCCTCTATTGCTTTTTTAAATGTATTCACAGACTTAATTCCATTGTTCTTCATGTACTCCTGCCTATTAATCCATATGTACTCACACCCAACATCAATGTAGTACATCACGTACAAAAGCAACTCCTTAGATCTAATAGGCAAATTCATCATGTTATCCTTCCCGCCTGTAACATCAAATACTTTTGTGAATGGTGTAGCCTCAATGTATATCTCCTTAACATCCGGCTCCTTAAATTTATTAATCACATTTCTGCTTTTCTTCCTCGCAGGAATCCGTAGTTTATAATCTTCATCACCTATCAAAGGATTCAAACCCAATTTACTTTCGTCAATCTCAGGTCGTATTTTTAATCTTCCCATATCTCAAATGTCATCATTTATTTCTATTTTGTCAATACACTGACACTACTTATAAGTCAACATATTGACATTAACCTTTTAATACTGTCAATCATTTGATTTTGGTACTAACACTATTTTCTCCTTTTAATACTATTTAAACACATGTTTTTAGTGCTTTTTACAATTATATCCAGTACACCCATTATATAAGTGGGTCAGAAAAATAAAAATTGCAAAAATTTTAAACCCAATTCTGAAAAATGTATATATCCGTGTGGTGGGGATTATCCCCCTATCCTGACCGGGTGCCCTTGTTGAAAGAGATCGTTTTGCTTTGACCGGGGTGGCTTGTTTTGCTTTATGGTCTTCTACTTTGGTTAGTGCCCCTGCTGCTGTGATAAAGAGAAAGTGAACCGTACCTATTGATCGCTTATCATAGTTGCTTACATCCAATGCCAGCTACCAACATGACCTCTTCCCCCTATACCATGTAAAATAGATCTTCATACCAATAGCCTCCCAATTGCACCTTGTTATGACAATCAAACAATAATAACCTATCAACCCCGCTAAATCGCCTAACAACATTATGAAATTCAAACAATTTACACGCGTATGTATGCGGAGATTGGGGAGAATCCACCCTATAATAATGCATAATCTACCTATTTTAGCCCTTGAGGATATGTAAAAGGATATGAAAATGTGATTGGAAAAGTTTGGGATAGATAATTAAGTAAATGATATTCAGAATGTTGGTTATGAAAATGATAGGTTGTATATATAAGTATATTAAATTGGGTTGATGTAATAAGGATTTAAGGCTGTGTAATGGATTTTTAGGGTATGATATGTGATAGTATTCGTATTGGCTCCTTAATCGTTATAAGGGCTTAATAATAAGTATGAATTTATTTTAGGTTACAAGGTGTGTTTAAGTATGTTTAAAAGCATATTTCAAATTAAATCAAAAAAAACTTTCTTTTTTATTTGGATGTTATTAAAATAACTCCGATACTTGTAGTGCGTTAACGAATGAACGTTACGCTTTAAGACTTCGCAGTCATGAAAAACATACTTAACAAAATCGCATCAGAATTAAATAGAGAATCAGCTTACGGTGAAGGTAATGACGGAGGTGTCATTTTGGTTATCGTTGGGATATTGGTTATCGGATTCTTTATCGCTAACAACTTATTATAATATTCCTGTGTTCCTGCGAAGTCCGCAGTGAATCCTTTGCCCCGCCTGGTTCGCCTTGCGGGGTTTTGGGGTACATGAATATTATGAAAATAGCCTTATCAATGGCTTTTGTAGTTGCACTGGGTGCAAGCTGCAAGAAAGAAGTTAGCGCTCCTGTTAAAACGGAAAGTGTTAAAAGTATTAAAAAAGCGGATATCAGATGGGATCTTCCGGGAGCATCAAAGCCTACAAGCGGTTACGATGATAGCGGTAATCCTACTGATGATGGTATAGGAGGCTATCCTGAAGGAGCAAATACGTTCCCTCATAATACTGGGGCATGTTATTGCGGTCAATATCCTAGTTGTCATCCTCAGCCGACAAATACACCGCAAGAAAATTGCGATCCTTGTCAGACATATCCGCCAAAATGATAAAAAACGCCCCGCCTTCGTAAGATGAGCGGGGTTTGAAGGTGCCAAGCAATGTAGTTTGGCATTAAAAGACTTCGCAATGATTATTTCAACAACAGAGCATCACGAAAAGTTCATACCAAAAGTCATAGCTGCGACAATAGCAATGTTCACAGTTTATGTAATAGCCCAAACAACAATCTTTTTATACTTTAACATTTAATACCAAATACTATGAAAACTACAATATATACTAAAACTAAAAAAGGTCAAAAACTAATAATCGAGATTAGATGTGATGATGAGTGCAAAAATGGGCACGATACATTTTCTATCACAGGAACTATTCTTGGTAAAGCTTGCAGTTCTAATCATTATTATGCGATTAAATACAATGATGGTAAATATTACAGGCATGAAGGTGGCGGCTGTATTCATGATGTTATTTTAAATGCACATCCTGAGCTTAAACCACTGGTTGAAATTCATCTATCTGATGGGGATGGTGTGCCAATGTATGCGGTTGAGAATGGATATTACCATATGCGCAACACAGAAATATTTAAAAAATATTTAAGGCTTACAGATGAGCAAGTAAAAGATTTCTATTCAATTAAACCAACATCATCCCAAACAGATAAAGGCATATTCATAGATAAAATAGAAGCTATGAAGCCTATTTGGTTAGAAGAGGCTAAAAAGGCTAAAGAACTAATCAAATCATTACTATAAGTAATATTCCCGAATGCGTTAGCCTAATTCGCAAAGGCCGGGAACAATAAAGCTGATACCTTACTATCCGCATGTATGTGTTGCGTCACATACCGCTTACTGTAGCGAAATACACATACCACGTAGGTTATACGGAGTTTGCACGACTTAATGGGTGCCTAGGTTGTAAATAACAATCGTGTCTAAGGAGCGAGTTCTAAAAAAACTGTATGCCTATGGTAGTGTCAACTATCTTTTAGATGTAATGCAGCCTATGACGGTTCCAAGCCCGTGTAAATGCAGAGGACATAATTAACTAAACAATGCAATAAGGCATAACAAATTTAGACTTCCATTTCATGAAACAAACTCAATTTTTAGCAACATTCACAGATTTAGAAAACGGTATGCTTGCATTCATATCTATGCATCTTAAAAAAGATAAATTAATGTACTCGTCTATTCTTAGAGATACAGATTGTGAAGAAAATGTAAGTGTTAAGTTTTACCCTGTAGACAAATTTAGCTTTGAGTACGTAAGAGACGAGACTAAAAAATTAATAGGGCTATAACACTCCTGCATCCTGGAAGTCCAGGAGTCCAGCCTGCTGCATTCGTGTAGCGGGCTTAAAAAGCAAAACAATGAAAAAGCTAATCTTAATTCTCTTACTCCTGACAATAGTAGGGGTAGGACTCAAAAAAGTATATGACGTTGGCACTGCTCCTGATGAAGAGTGGTTTCACCGGAAAAGAATGTCAGTTGGTTATTCTTAAATTTAAGTAAAATGGGAAAAGATAGAAACGAAAATGAAATATATCTACCGAACAACATCAGACCAATGCATACAGGCCAAGGACTAACTAAAAAACAATTGAAATATTTCAAAATACCTAGAGGCATGTACGAGATTGCTCAAGACTTATTTAATGGAGATTTTTGGGAAGCTAATCATTTTCAAAATAAGTTTATTGGGAATGGCGTTCTCAAAATAGGGAATGGGACAAAAATATCATTAATCGAATATTAATTATTACAATCATGCAAAACATATTGAAAAGAATATTCAAAAAACGTTTTGAATCAGACGAAGTAAAAGAAAAGCTTATTGTCTCAAAAATGGAGCGAAACGGCTACAAAGCTAAGTTTGATAACGGTAAATGGTTTGTGAAGAAGGGCAACAAGACAAATATATCTAGCAACCTATTCGATATATACGAGTTAATTTTACCAATGCTTAAAGATTAATCGAATGACACACCGCATAATCAGGTACAGAGATCGCAACTATGCTAGAGAGGCATATCGTTGCATGTTAAACCAAATTAAAAAATAACGTTATAAAAATAGGAATGGAACTAACACCAGAAGAAAAAGAAGCTCTAAAAATATTTCATGAAAATAAGGCTTACAGAGAAGAGGAGAATCGCAAGCTTAAAGAAAGTATAGCTTTACAGGAAACAATGAAACTACCTTACCCAGAACACAGAAGGATAGAAATACAGGAGTCAGACGAGCAAGGTATATCTCTTCTACTAGAACAAGAAAGAAAAGACATAGTAGTCTTAACAGCTGGTAGGTACTATCAAGATGGCGGAGACATTGAAATAGAATTAAACAAAGAACAAGCTAGATCTATAATCAGCTTCTTAACTAAGTTCATTAGTTCAAATAATACCTAATTTAAACCCCATGACAACTTCAATCAACAAAACAGCAGGTCAGTCTATCATAGTTAAGATATTCGTTTGTATAGAGGCTATTGGGCTTCTAATAGGTTTTTTAAAATTGATTTCACTTATTTAGAAAAACATTTGCATCTTTGGCGTATGATAAATCATTGCTGTGGAAGGCATGACATATCAAATAACTACCTCAAAGATACTTTAAAAGGGTTAGTGATTTAACAAAGGATACCAAAAGGCCTTCCACAGCAATACAGGTAATCATGTTAATATCGCTAACCCTTTTACTATGCAATCAACTCCCAATACCACATAACCTTACCGAGCCTGTTTAGTGCCTTTATAAACTAAACACTCGAGTGGTACTACCCGTCTCAGTTGCTAATATATCAGCTATTCAAACCAATTTCGAGATCGTAACCTAAAGAAGATAGTTAGGCTATGAATAAAGAACTGAAAGCATTAAGGATGCGCTTAAAGGGA